GAAATAACCTAATCATTTCTTTTTGAAAATCCCACATTTCAAACGACATCAAACCACGGTCAACGTTAACAATTTTGATGTAGTGTTGTGCAAAGTAAACCGGATCTTTTGCACATTTCAAAAACTCCTCAACTTGTTCTTGTGAGTATTTGATTTGCACGCCTGCTTTTTTAAGCAGTGGGTTGTCACGGTAACTATCTTTTGAATCTATCATTCTTTGTTACTTTTGATGAACTTACTTAATTCAGAAGTTGATCCAACAAAAATGGCTTTATCAATAGTTGTAGAACCTGATGGTGCAGTCTTTTTGTCCATGTCTCGCATCTGTTTTTGTACTGCAAGAAGTTCTTTATTGGCATCCACCACATTCTTTAGTAGGGTACCATAAACCTCAAACGCACGTGGGTGTTGACCTGCTTTTGCAATTTCTAATATTTCACCCATGGCAGATTTGCCTTGGTCTATCAAATCTTGTAAGTTAGATTTTGTTTGTTCGTATGCATCAGCTAAGTCTTCCTCAAGTTCAGCTTCATCAACTTTTATCGCAGGCAAAGTTTCTTTCTTAACCACTGGCGGAGTTACCGCCTTTGTGGTTACATCAAAGATTTGTTCCATGTTTTTATCAAAGTTATTCATAGTTTAATGAAAGTTAATTAACTTGTTGCGCCTTTGATGATTACATATTGAATCACTGGTGCTTCAGCAGTAACTGTTGTAATACTACGAACAGTAACGTTTGCTTGACCTGCACTTGTATTTGCAGCAAAAACATAATTGCCTAATGTACCACCACTAAAGTGATTCAACATTACGAAATCATTTGCAGTAATTGTGGAATTAGTTAATACAAAAGTATTTGCAGCGCCTGCAGCCAATGCTTGTGAAAACAATGTAATTTGACCTGATGGTTTGTTTAATGTGACACCAGTAGTTCTACTTGTACCTTGAGTAACTACGCCACCAGCACCTGTTGAATAACCAATACCATTGCCTGATGTTTCTATCAAACCGCCAGTGAATACATTACCTGCAACACCAATGCCTCCAGAAACAATCAATGCACCAGTTGATGTATTAACAGAAGTATTAGAACTTTGAATAAAAACTTCTGTGAAAGGTGTAAATATAACATCACCATAACCATCTGGATCGATAGTTAGATTAGAACCAGAACCTGTTGCTGTTGTGATTGTGGTAGAATAAAGATTGCCTCTAACGTTTGCGGTGCCAGTAATCAACAAGTTACCTGTTAGTGTACCACCTGTATTTGCTAAATCTGAACCAGCCGCATTAGCTGCCGCATTAGCGGTATTCCAAACTGTTTGCAAAGTGATTGCATTAGCTGCATACCAACCACCTGCTGTACTACCATCATGTACTGTGACTTGATTTAATGTAGTATCAACAATCAATTCACCAGAGGCGCCAGTAATACTAGCAAGGTTACTTGTTGTATATCTTCTAAATTGTAACGTCTTTGACATTTTTTAACCTTTTATGTATTTGGATATTCCGTAATGGTAGTATTAATGGTGAATGGTCCAGAATTAGCCGTTTCGGTTGACATATCTTCCACACCAACATCAGTTCTTAAATCATCTGAACCAGTTTCTGATGACAAATCTTCAAATACATCACCGTAAACTGGAGAAACAACAATTTTAGCAAGTTCAATTGGTACAACTTTGTAGTTTAAAAACTTTCTGGTTGCTTCTGATGTTTGGCCAATAATATTTTGATTTGAAACAAAATTGCCTGTCAGGTCAGAAAGAACCAAATTGTAGTTTTGATATGAAACTACTTTACCAGTTGCTGTTGCAAATGAAGGTGATGTACCTTGATATGCAATTTCACCAATCTTATATTTTCCTGTGCCGACTTCATTCATTTCAAACAGAACATTATGTTCATCATCTATATTATTGTATATATTTGTGATGGATGTTTGAATTAAACCAACATTGTCATTAATGACACCAAAAATAAAACCTTTAACTGTGAAGTTTAAAGTCCAAATAACCATTCTGGTATCTGAATCTCTATCACCTTCATAAGTTACATCATATGTGGTGTTATTTAGTACAACAGGTACTTCTTTTATGATTCCCATTTCTGGAATCATGTTAACTTTTATCGTATAATCTGGTGAAAAATATGGTAAAATATGTTCTATAATTTGATTGCCATCTTCAATATTACGAACATAAAGATAAAGACTAAAATCAAAGTTATATGGTACTGGTGTATATTGTGAGAGGTATTGTGAACCTGTATATGCAAAGTTCTTTATATTTGTTTGTTGTTTACGGCTTGCGTCATATGAAATACCGTTCATCTCATATGACATACGTGGCAAAGCCATTTGAATCTTTTTATCAAGGTTTGGATCACCTTGTAGACGCATTACATACAATTCTTTTGTTGCATAATCCAATGGAACAATAAATCTTTCTTGTTCTGTTTCATCTGGATTATAACGAATCAACGTAATGTTATCAAACAGATTGCCAAAAGCAACTGTTAGTTTACGAATCATTCTATTGTAAGTGGTATTAGACATTATAAACCACCTATCGGATTAGTCTCAGATGTATTTAATATCGCAGAAGCTGAACTACTAATTAAACTATTATCATATGGTTCTTTTACTGCTGGAACTTCTAGAGGATCGTATGTTGTTACAACATAACTTGCTCCACTTGTGTTACCAATAACTACTTGTCCGTCTGCAAACACACCTGAAATATTGGTTACTGCCATTTGTGATGCAGATGGAACCCAAGATTGAATTGTAGCCACAGCTGTTGCATTGGCGTAAGTATTATCAGGAGATTGAAATACCAATTCTTGTAAATTGTATGTTCCCGAACCAGTACCAGTATTCAAATGTATTGTGTAAGCCGAATCATATACAACAATGTCAATGTCCGGTATACCAGTAGAAATAACTTCTTGTGAGTATTTGAATTTCTCTAAATCCAATTCATAAAAATAAGGCAATTTTCTACCCAATTGAAAAAAGTCTTTTGTTTGATTGGTGAATTTAATCTCATAAAGTTCACCTTGGCCATTCAAAATTGGAATATAGATTAAATCACCTTCACGTGGTCTTGTGAATGTATTTTGTGGTACTCTTTGACTGAAAGTTCTTTTAGAAACAATCACTGAAACTTGATTGCGAATTTCCAAACCAAACTTGGTAAACATTTCTCTGTCGCCATTATATTCTGTGGCATTAGAAAGATACATTTCCAACGGAAAAGCGGTATTAAATTTCTTAACCGGATCTTCACCATAAAAAAGGTCACGAGCTGCATCGTTATCATTAGGAAGATAATAAGCATTAAAACCCATAATTTTTATGGATTCTACAATTAAGTCTTCAATGATTTTTTGGTCTGGTCTAGACCCATAAAGATTAAAATATTGACTTGTTGCCATGTTAGTTCAAGAACCATTCTAGCGGACCGCCATAGTTTTCAATCATGTCTTTCTCTAATCTGGCAATTTCTTCCATAGCTTCATCATAAGTTTCTTTGCCATTTAATGTGACACCACCAGGTAGTTGTAGTCCACCAAATTTTTTCATGTTCTCACCCCAAGTTCTCTTAATGAGTGCTGTGGCATATTCTTTTAACCAACGGTCATTCCATACATTTGGATACTCATTCGGATCAATTGCACCATAACATTCTGATACAACAACTTGACCCACACCTACTTCGTAACCACTACCCCAAGCCCAATCAATATACAGTCTCTGCATATTACGTACAAAACGAATAGGAACTTCACCAGTGAACTGTAGTTCCAAAGAACGTAAGTGTTGTTGAGTTAATGTGTAATTGATGTAGGACGCAGAAGTAAAGTCATACAACTCATTTAGACGCAATTGGTATCTCAAGTCAAACATATTTATAGTTGCTTGAGAATCAGTCAAAGGAAAAATACGGGTGATACCAAGAATACTTACATTGTTACCGTTTGCATCTGTAGCTTGAGATGCATCCAGATATTGGTGAGCAATGTCATCTGCGGTAACATAGTGAATCCAGTAGAATTTTTGTGCACCATCAAAGTGGTAGTCTTGCCAGTATTGAATAGCATCATCAATACGGTCGGATACTTGGTCTTCATCTACGTTGATATCAATGACAGGCGCACCCAGTCTACGTAAACAATAATTTGTAAAGTCTTGTCTATTTAAAATTGGTGCTGAAGCCATGCAAAAATCTCCTGTTATTCCCTATTTATCTATTAGATTTTTAGGGGACCAGGAAACCTCTCTCCTCCATCTTTTACAGCAACCAACCACGCACTTGTGACACACACATTTAGACTTTTCAACCAATCATTTGGAAAGTGTGTTTCTCTACGATATTCTTGGAATCTAATAGATTTATTATCTATAAAACCAGCCAAATATGCATCTGTGTAATACAAGAAACTGTTTTCATTCCAATAACTTACATGAGTTGGGTCTTGAAAAGCACCACGACCATCGGTACTCGGTACTTCAATAAATGCCCAACCACCATGTGCCAATACCCTATGTATCTCACCCATAATCTTAGTCTTGTCGTGCAAGTGTTCTAAGATATGGCTTGCATTTAATACACCAACTGAATTGTCTGGTAAAGGAATACCATTGTTTAAGTCACAAACATAATCAGCAGTATCTCTAAGGTCAACTGTTGTATAACCTTCATATGGATTTAACCCACCACCAATGTCTACACACAATAAACCTTTATCTTTGGCATCTTTTTCTGCCAGAACTCTCGCATATTGTCTTTGTAACTCTACAGTTTTGACTTGAATGGCTTCATTTCGTTCAAGGAAAGTATTATCTCCCGTGATTCGATATATGTATAAGACTTTTGGTACACGAACCATCTTTGTGTGTAAGTAGGTTCTGATACACAATTCATGGTCATCACAGATAGAAAGTTCTGAATTGTGACCACCAATTTCTTCATATACAGTTTTACGCCAAGAACGAACGTGGTCTGGTGCAAACCAAATGTATTGTAATGCTTGACTTGTTGGTTCAAAACTTTTCATTGCATGAAGTTCTTGACCTTTCCAGTTGAACATTTCAAATGTCCATCCGTTACCTTCATCATATGGTACAAACTCATTCTTCATGTGAAGAACTGCATTGTCACTATAAACAAAACCAACTGTATCGTCTTGGTAAGCTTTGTTCAATTCTTCTAAACAATCTGGTGTGATTAAGTCATCATGGTCCATTTCAACCAGAACATCGCCTGTGGCCAATGCAAATGCAACTCTCTTTACTGCACCAACATTACTGTTTTTATCTTCTGTTCTAAAGATTTTAACTTGCCAGTCATCTTTTATAATGTCTGGAATGTTTTCGATAACACAATTGTTATTTAAGAATAATACCCATTCCCAGTTTTCATATGTTTGATTTCTAATAGAATCATAAAGTTCTAATAAAAACTTAATATTGTTTGGATTATGTTCGGGTGTTATTAAAC